CATCTGCACCTAGAACTAAATTAGCCCCTGTATCAGTAATTGTGATTTGTATCTGTGACCTTGAAAAAGTAAGGAGGATTTAACATGGCTTTTTCAACCGCTGCAGGTTATGGCAATTTACCTAACGGTAACTTTTCGCCAATAATCTATTCCAAACAGGTACAGCTTGCATTTCGTAAGTCATCTGTTGTGGAAGGTATCACAAACTCTGACTATTTTGGTGAGATTGCTCAGATGGGTGATACTGTTAAAATTATCAAAGAGCCAGAAATTACGGTAAAATCGTATGCTCGTGGCACAACAATCACACCTCAGGACTTGGACGATGAGGACTTTTCTCTAGTCGTTGACAAAGCAAACTACTTTGCATTTAAAGTTGATGACATTGAGGAAGCTCATTCACATGTCAACTTCCAATCTTTAGCAACCGACAGGGCTGCTTACAGACTTTCAGATCAGTATGATCAGGAAGTACTAGGCTACCTATCAGGTTACGCACAGACTGCTCTACACGCTAGACCAAGCTCTGTGAATACATCTGTGTCTGGTTCTAAAGCTGTATCAACTGCTGCTTCAAACGAACTGCTTGCAACTATGCAGGTAGACGCTGAAGACTTCAATGGTGGTTCTTCAGGCAACTCTATTGTTGTTCAGCCAAGAGGTCAGGGCGATGGTGTTAATACCACTGCTGCTCACGCTACACCTCTAGCTGTTATCAACAGAATGGGGCGAAAGCTTGACCAACAGTTTGTTGATAAAGAGGGAAGATGGCTTGTAATCGACCCAGTCTTTGCTGAATTGCTAAAAGACGAAGATTCCAGAATTATGAATGGTGACTTTGTTTCTTCAAAGGACGAACTCAAAAATGGAATGATTTTTAGCAACTTGCATGGCTTCAAAGTGTTCATGTCAAACAACCTACCTAATGTTGGTAATGGTCCTACAGGAGCAACTGCTACTGGATCAAGCCACTTTGGTGTAATCGTTGCAGGGCATAGTTCAGCAGTAGCCACTGCAGAGCAAATCAACAAAACAGAGACATATCGTGACCCTGACAGCTTTGCTGACATCGTCAGAGGTATGCATCTCTATGGACGTAAAATATTACGACCTGAAGCACTTACACGTGCTATATATGTCTCAAAATTCTAAGGGAGGTAAATCATGGCTACAATTACAGCAACTCTTGCAAATACTCATGGTTCTTCTTCTCGTGGAAGACAACCATATTATGTGCAACAAATCGTTGACCTAACAGCTAACAGCATTAATCCTAACGGTGATGTAGTACAGTGTATTACTGTACCTGCAAACACCAAAATTATTGCTGCAGGTTTTCAGGTAACTTCAAGTGCAACGCAAAATACTGGTACTGACGCAACAGCCATTCTTGGTACTGCTGTCGATGACAATGAGTATGTTGCGGCATTTGATATTGACGGTGCTTCTGATGGTGCTTATGCTCCTAGTGCAACCGTTGCAGGTGATATCGTAATTACTTCAGACGATACTTTGGACTTAACATTAGCAGGAAGTGGAGCTTCATTTTCTGCAGGTGAGATCAGAGTATATGCTGTCCTACAGGATGTTAGTGACATCGGTGAGATGGAAGCTGACGAAGTAGGTAGAGATCAACTCGCCTAAATTATAATCTAGGGGGCAGGTGAAAGCTTGCCCTCTATTTTAATATAAAGGAATACTAATGGCAGATACAGTCACATCACAAACAATACTAGATACACCTTACAGATTAGTTATGAAGTTTACCAACGTAAGTGACGGCACAGGAGAGAGTGCAGTTCAAAAGGTAGATGTAAGTGCATTTACTGCAGGTGAAAAAGGTGCAACATGCACAGGTGTAACAATAGACAGAATACATTTTGTAAATGACGGAATGAAAGTACAAATACTTTGGGATGCAACTACAGATGTAGAAGCATATAAGTTATTAGATACTGAAGGATACTATGACTTCTCTAGCTTTGGAGGTCTACAAAACAACGCAGGTTCAGGTAAAACAGGTGATATCATGTTTACAACTGTTGGG